TTTCGAGGTTATCTCAGCCACGTTCGTTCGATAGCTTCGTTAAGCATATCGATGTGGGCTTCATACACATAGCAACCCGTATTACTACGGGACATGACCGTCTCGAGACAGGACAACCATGCGTCACGTGCTTTGTGCAATATAGGCACAGGCAAACTCAATTGCCTGGCCATATGTTCGTAGCTGTCTGACATCAGCTGGCTTCGCTTTGATTCGGAGGCGATCAATTTGACTCCGCTCTCTTTCATTGCCGCTTTAGAGTATTTGTCATGCTTGTGCGGCAAGACTTCAATCAACTTCTCAATGACTTCATGAAGGATTGGAACTTTATTGCAGACTTTGCGCAACCCCAACGCCACTCCATACAGATGAGATTTAAAGCCTTTGACTGGGACTTCGCTGTACGATACGAACATCCCTCGAAGGACTTTTAGAGTGGGTCCAGGCCAGTACTCTCGTCTTCCATCTCGTCCGTTGACGGGATAGAACCGATTAGAGCAGAATTCGTGCTGGCACTGAGGATGGCCTCGTAACATCTTGAGGATGAGGCCAAAGTTTTTGTAGGAGTCGCGGATCGACTGCTCGAGCTCGTCTGTGAAGAAGCAGATGCTGTCGTCGCCTTTTCCACAATAGGCGAAGTGTTCACCTGGGATTCCACCACCGCGAAGCGCGCCATTGCAGAAGGCCGCCGCTGCGACAATCGTGTTGACGATAGTGGTATTTGGAACTCCGGTTCTGAGCATCGGTCGTCGGAGGAACTTGACTCCGTTTCTGGACGTAGCTCTGCAGTTTCGCAGCTGTAGTCTGAGGGTTCGTAAACAGTCTTCAGGCACGCCGAACGATCGCAACACAGAGAAGGCAAGGCTGAGTGCATACTCTCTTTCAGTTGCGTCCATCCTTGAGCAGTCAAGGTTTGCCGTATTGTGGTCTCCAAACTTTTCATACCAGTGTGTATACCACTTGCCGACTTCTTCATCTGAGCCTGACAAGTCGAAATACAGCCATGAATTGTGGTTCCAAATTTCTTCAACTTTGAGAGCTGTTGAGACCATCGTGGGACCGAGAAGACATTTGAGCATGTTGTCTGACGCGCAGATGTTGCGATCGTCGACGTGTTCAACATCCCAGATGCATTCGTCGACGTATGGTCTTCCGACGACTTGCTTTCGTTCACCTTTGCAAAATATGGTGGTGGGGAAGTCAGTCGGGATTTTCCCTGCATCGATAGTTTTGAAACAATCGACCAGTTTGGCT